TTGCATAAAACTGAACATTTCTAGATCTCATGTGTGTATCAGCAGTGCTGGTATCAAGAACCTTGTCAAGATATGTTTTTGGAGCACCCCATTCCTGTCTAGTTTTGCCTCTATCAAGAACAACTTCCCTAATCCATGTATCAGATTTTGGAGTTAAAGTTAAATTTCCTTCCAGCTCTACAACAGCAAATGGATTGACATTTTCACTTCTAGTTGCAAGTGGTTGTGTTAAATTGGTCCAAATTTCTTCCTCATATGCTAAAGTAGCAAATTCACCACTCTTTTGTACATTCTCATCAAATAGTGTATAATCTGTATCATATGATAAAGATTTTAATGAAGTACCTGTGCTTGGTGCAGCAACCGTTTTTACAGTAAATAAATCGACTTTTGATGATAATGATTTTTCATCTTTAAATATACTGGATTTTACATCTGGATTATCTTTATCAATCATATCTGAAGATGAAAAATCATCAACAAAGAAACCAGATTTAAATCTTGTCAACCCATCAGCATCCTGAATTTGAAGGGTTTTCGTATCAAGTTCTAAAAGTGATAATGATGTTAATTCTTCAAGATTTTTAACCCTGTCTTCAATATCACCAATGTCTCTCATGGTGTATCTTCTATTATCCTTCAATGTAACAGTAATATCATCTGGATCATATAGATATGCTGGTAAAGACATGGTAGCAACATGCATACCATCTTCAATCAAATTGGGTTCTTTTGGTTCTAATTCTGCAGTTCCTTGAACAAGTTTAAATGTCCCAGATTTATGTAAAACTAATTTATCAATTCTTGGTAAATAGTATGAATAACCAATTAAAGTATTTTCATTTGGAGAAAGAATCGAATTGTTTGTATTAGTTGCTGGATTGCTTGTTCTAGCTTTAAAGGAAAATGGTGAGTATAAACTAGTTGGATCAAAATCTGCTAATTGAGGTCTAATATCAATAATATCAGAACATCTAGTTCCATCTACTAAAGTAGGAATATCTGTAGTATATCTCTCTTTGCCATAACTATTCACTGTGTAAATATCGCCAGTATCATTAGATGGGGTTTGATACTTATCAAAAATAATAGTAAGTTTTCTAGAAGGGGCAGCACCAGATGTTCTAACAATTCTGGAATAATCTAATAATTGTTGCTTATGACCCTTATCTAATCTATAGTTGGAAGTTCTATTAATATAGTTTCCATCTTCAAGTGCTTGCAGTATTGCTTGAATACCAGACTCTTCAAAGACTACTGTCTCACCCAAATCAAATTTAAACTGATTTAGATAAACAATATCAATTTTATCTGCAGAAGTTCCTGAAACTACTTGTGCAATTGCTCCAGAACTTAACCCTCGAACCTTTTCTCCAGGAATTGCCGCCAGATCTAAATTCAAAGACGATATAAAAGTTAAAGAATCTAGAGAAGACTCACTCTGATCTAAAGACTCATATACTGCAAGTAATTTTACTGCATCAATAGTATTCAAACTAATTTCTTTATCTTCAACTCTAAGACCATAATATGTATTTTTAGTTAATCCATTTTCTAAAATTTTAGCGTTTGAATTAGTTTTTGAAACAACTAGTTTATTACTTCTTTGATATTTTTTAACCTTATTTCTTACGATTGCTTTTTTAACAGTTACATTTACAACGACATTTGTTTTATTGACAAGAAGACCACTAATTGTTACTTCAGTAGAATCTCCATTGAATGTAAATTGATCTGCCTTCAAAGGCGCAATAATTGTTCCATCAGCATAACTGACTGAATATCTTTCAACATCAAATGATTCAAAAAATCCAGAAGTTAAACCAGTATCTACAATAGTTACAGTTAATACTCCATCAGCATCTGTTGATTTTCCAGCAACCTGTTGATAAGTTACTAAATTTGTTTTTGCTAAATCAACATTTTCGACATTTTCATGTGCAAGTTTGGCATACAAAAATGCATTTTCTTCATTTTTTACTTTTGTAACACCTAATGCAAAGGCAACTTCTTTTGCTTCTGATGTGGTTGTTCCATCACATACATTAGCAACTGTTGCTACTCCTTCCAGGGTTAATGTTTTCTTATCGGAAGAAATTGCACTAATTCTATTAAATGTTTCAACATTATTTCCAGCTTCTTGAAATCTAATAATAGATCCAACTTTTATAGTATCAAAAGTTTTTCCTGGACATGTTGCAACAGTTCCGTTAACCATTAATCTGTCTGCTGCAGTAAATTTTGCAGGGACAACTCTATCTAATACAGTGTCTGCAGTAAACGCATTTGACCAACCAAATATGTTTACACTATCAACGACTGCTGATTGATTTACTGATTTAATATCACTAGTACTATAAGTTGTTATGGATTTAATAGTTCTTGAAATCTCAGTATTTCCATTTATTTTAATCTGCTCACCGACTGAAAATTGACCTGATGTATCAGAAACTAAAATAGTAGCAGATGAAGCATCTGCTGTTGTATAACCAAATGCCGCACTATTTTTGCCTTCAATGTAGGAAGTTTCTGGGCATTCTGAAGATGTTAAAGATTCATTTAACTCGATTGATGTATAAGTTTGTATATCATACAAGTATAAGTCCCATTCAGATGATGTGTCAACATATGGAACGTTAGAAGTATTAAAACTATATACCCTTGCTTTACCAATTACAGAACCATCATTTGTTCCATCTGAAAGTTTTCTTTTACTATAAAGATCAATAGTATTATTAGTATTTAAATCTGTTCTAGGAACTCCACGTACATTATTGACCTTTATCAGATTACCCATCTCAAATGGTATAGAAGACAACTCGGATGTTTCAGTTGTCCTTGGTTTTGGTGCGTCAATAAGACTGAATTGCGTTTTAAGATCAAATCCTCTTACATACGCTTTTCCTGGAGAGATCTTGTATGTTAATAAATCGTCTGATGGATCATTGCCATCATCGGTTGTTTGTGATTGTAAATATACTCCTGATGATCCCACTTCATCATTTAGAGAATTTTCTGGAGTAACCTCAAACGGAGTAATTGAATAGTCACCAGATTCTTCATATGTCCTTTGTGCAAGGTAATCTAAAATTGTACTGTATTCTACTTTATCTTGTATTTTCTTTGTTTCACCATTAATTACTCTAAGAATTTCTACAAAATTCTTATCATCATAATCTGTTAATTCTTTTTTAGATAATGTTGTTCCAATTTTTAGTCTGTCAGCACCTGGTGCCGAATAATTTGAAAAACCTTTTGCATTATCATACAAACTATCATCTGCTTTTGCTGTTATAATTTCTTCAGTGATAGTTAAACCAATTCTATATGATGGAGTACTTGTATATTGATCTAAGATTAGTGTATCTGAATCAACTCTTACAAAATTTCCTCTAACATAGTAAATTCCTTCATTTATTAAACACGCAGATCCTATTGCTGTCGCGTCAATATCAACTGTTGTTGCAAATGAATCACCTGCAGCAATTGAAGTACCACCAAAGGTAATACTTTCATTTGTAATTAAGTTTTCACCCTCTACAAAAGGTGAGAACTCATTGTTAGTATCTCCTCCTCTATATCCAATGTATAAGGTTTCTAAATCTTCATCAGATTGTGCTGCTGGAAGATAAAATCTAACAATTGCTTTAACCTGCGATTCTTCTCCACGTATCTCTTTACCAACTAATTGTGAAAGATATAAGGAGACATTATTACCCAAATAAGTTGGATTTAACTTTACAGCATAAAATCTACTTTCATAAGAAAGTGAACCAGGGATTATGATAGAACCATCTTTGAAAAAATGATTTCCAAAAGACTCAATCTGGTTCTGTAATATCGATTGAATTGTAGTTAATTCTCTCGCTTGTACAGGAAAACCAGGTTTAAACAATACTTTATGAAAATTTTTCGATTGTGAAAAATCATCATAATATGGATTAGTATTTAAATTAGTCTTTTGTGGCATTTTCTTAGAATTCCAGTATTACTTTGATGTCCTCTTTTTGCCTTGGATTTCTTGAAACTAGTGTTCTGTTATCCAAGTAAATAATCTCACCTGTCTTCTTATTTATCTCAGGAAAAGCAACCCCAGATTGGAATTGAACACCAAGATCAATAATTCTTGTTGCTACTGTTGTAGATATACCTGTAAAGTTTGTATCAATCGATGCTCCAATAGGTGAAATTGGACCACCAGTAGAACTAAAATCAACTAATTTGGCATCAGAAGAAATGCCAACATAATCTTTATGTGTTAATGTATCTCCAAAAAATAAACTTCTATCATTGTAATATTTCAAAACTTTAGTTTCACTATCATATGAAGCAACATAACCTCTTGCTTTAACATCATTACCATTTTCATCAGTTACTGTTTGAGTAATTTCTTGACCTATTGTAACTGTTAAATTATCTTCATTTAGTTTTAATGAATAAAGACCAGAAAAATCAGAACTAGTTAATGCAGAGTTGGAGTTAAATTGCTTTGGATTTTTAATAATTCCAATTTGTGCAAATTTAGTATCTAAAGGAAAATCTTTAGATGAATCATCAAATCTCACATATATCAAGACTTTATCTGAACCCAGTTCTGTATAAATGTTAGAACCATGTCCCTTATCAGGTGGAATAATTGGAATTAATTCTGCAAATGAACCTCCACCAGTTCCAACTAACCCATTAAAATTATCCAGATCTACAATACCATAAGTATATCCCTGACCACCATTTGCAATAGTTGCATTAGTTATTTCTCCTAGAGAATTAACTTCAATAATTGCTTCTCCGCCAGTACCATCACCTAAAATATCACATCTTCCACCACCATCTGGAGTCGAATAGTTTCCACCTCTGTTACTGATGTAAATTTTCTTTATTTGATTATTATTTACATCAGAGTTTGCACTATCTCTAACTACTTTTATATCTTCTGCAGTTGTAGTTTCCCAATCATTTGGTACAGGAATATATTCAGTTGAATCGAACTTGATGATATCAGATGGTGCTATTGTAAATAGATATTTCCAAACATATCCATCACCACTTTCTCCTGCTCTAGATGGTTCTAATCCAGTAAATTTAGGTTCATCCAAAGATGGATTTCCCGTTGGATTATCTACACTAGAACCATTATCGATACAAATATAAACTTTAAAATCAGAGTTTATAACGTAGAAATTTGAATCATACAATCTAGAAGATTGTGTAACTGGTGATAAATTATCTACACTATAATCATGTCTGTACATTTCATATTTTGTACCCGCATTCCAATCAATTCTTCTAACAATTCTTCTAATATTGACAGATTTAATTTTTCTGCCAAATAACATCGTATCTCTGGTGTGTGCCAGTTTAGAAATATTATCTGTTGGAATGGGTGGACTTGTATTCCATGAATCAGTTCTTCCATAACCAGTAACAGCTGGATTTGCAAGACCCATAAACATATAATAAGAATCCGTTTCATTGTTCACAGAATCAATGAAGTTCTTTGCATTAGCAATTCTAAATTGGTCTGTAACTATTGCCCCTGTCATTTCGGTTTTTTCTTCTATTTATACCTAATAACTAAGAGATCCTGTGTTCCTTAATCCATAACCTCTTCTTTGGATTTGAGGGTATGTAGAAAGACCTCCAGTAGTGTAATCTGATATGTCAATAGCAATTGCATTGAGTCCTCTCTTGGAGAAATCTAATCTTCCCCAAGAGAATTTGCCTAGATTCAATCCAGTAGTAGAAATACCAGTAATATTTGAATCAGACTTAACATTTGCAGTTACAACTGCATTTACACCATCTCTTGTTATACTATGAACATAATATATATTATCTAAGAAAGTTGTCCCAATTCCAACTGTTTGAGAATCTGTTGTATCAATTGATGTAACACCAGATCCAACATGTGTATCATAAACATAAATTGGATATCCTTCTGATAGGGATGCGAAATCACCAGATTCAATCTTAAGATCAAATTGCAATCCTAGTGGTGCTCCGACTCCTGAAACCTGTGCAATTCCTGTAACAATACCAGAAAATCCTTGAATAAAATCAATGCCAGTAATAGATTCAACTTTAACAGGTGGAACTGGAGCAGATATAAATGGTGTTTGCGTATAACCTATTCCAGAATTAGTTAGAGTAACTGATGTTACAGTACCGCTAGACCCAACATTTGCAACGCCAGATGCAGTTGTCAAGTTATCAATATTCGTATCTGTTGGAACCGTAAATTCTAGTGTTATTTGAGAATTAGGATTATAACCAGATCCTGGCAAAGATACTGATAAAGAATCTACATAACCAGAAACCTGACCTACTTCGGCAGATGCAGCACTATCAAAATTTCCACCAGTAAATGAAACATTAGATCCTACTGCATACCCCTCACCAAAATCTGTCATAGTTACAGAATCAATTTTTCTACCAAGAATTATAGATGCTGTTGCATCCACAATTCCTGCTGGATTTGGTTCTAATAGATTTTTTGTGAGTGTAATTGTAGATTCTGGTATTTCTGCATTTGCACTGGAAAGGAAGGTAATACTTAGAATTCCATAATGATCATAATCAGATCCACTATTATCCTCTTGGAATAATCTAAAATAAACATGACTAGATTTTTGCTCGGAAGTTAAAGAAAAATCATAATTTTCTAAAGCTCCAGAACCAGATCCTTGATCAACAGCACTAATAACAATACCCATATCAATCCAGTTTCCATTATCAACAGCAACCCCCTGATCTGTAATTTGATATTGAATTCTAAGATCTTCAATACCTTCAATATCAGGTGTTTCACCACCATTTGTGTCATTACCTCTAATAGCATAAACACGAACTGTATCGACAGATCTAGAATCAATTGGATTAAAGGTAACAAATCTTGTCCCAGAAGATCCACCAAATCTTAGATGTGATGAACCAATATTAAATCCACCTGTAGTTCCAGATCCAGAACCATTAGAAACAATGGAGGTTCCATTTCCAAGTTCGTAAATATTTGAATTATCGGAAGTGTCTAATGTAATTCCATCTAAAGTAATACCAGTTACAGTTCCACCAGCACCAATTGATGCTGTTGCCGATTGACTTGCAAGACCACCACCAAATGTTACTATTGGAGGGTAGGTGTAATTTGATCCAGGATTATCAATTACAAATCTCTTTAGCAATCCCGAAGATGATAGAACTGCCGTTCCTTGTGCTCTTAATCCGCCAGTAAATCCAACGGTAGGAGAAGTTTCGTATCCAGAACCACCATTGGTAATAGAAACGTTTATAATACCACCTAATAACACTGAAGGTGTTATTGATGCTTGTGATACTTCAACATCATCAACTAAAAGACCATCTACAGAAGATATGGATTGTGAAATAGGTGCTCCTTCCTCATAGAAGAATTGTTGTGCATCATCGACAAATATTTCAGTATCTGATTGAGTAATTGATTTTATAACTCTAGATATTGGATATATTTGAGATGATAATAACTCTCTCTTTTTGGAAACGACAACACTGTTAATGATTCTATCTCTTTTTTGTGGAAGCAGAGTTATTGGTCTTGGTGTTGCCGTATTGATTCCAGTTCCACTATAAACGTTAGTTTCAATAAGGTCTGATTCTAAAATATCAAAAATAATTCTTTCTTCTTGTGTTTTAGAAGTTGGATATTCATTATTTTTATTGATTCTTATAAAATCGCCAATTTTTATATCTGGACTTACATCTTCTAAGAAACTATCTTTTCCTCTAGTTCCTCTGTAGAAGAAAATATCAACCTCATCCTCAGGTCTTACTGGTTCAGTAAATATAATGGATGTTCCACCAAAGAAATTATATGCTTTATTTGGTTCTTGTAATATACCATTAACAAAAACCAAGAGTAATGCTTCCAAATCGATAAGAACTGAATCTGGGTCACTCTTATCAGTTTCAAAACTAATTAATTCACTATTTCTATAGAGAGGGAATCTAGTTTTTGGTTCGGTTTGATATGGTTTGATACTATCAATGAAATCAAGTTCACCAAACTGCCATAATGCCGCAGAATCTTGGAACGTTCCAAGAACTTCAAGTTCAAAAGTTTCTGCTGGTGCTGATAAACCAGCAGCAGTAACTAAACCAACAGCAGTGAATTTATCTCCTCTCCTGAAGTTGTATCCATTTCTTGCAATCTTAAAGTCTTTAACTTCAAACTGCTCCAGAAAACTCGGTGTCCTGTTTGGCAGTGTGCTACTACCAATAGCAACTGTAACAATACCTACAAATGAATCAATTGCAGACGCTACATTTGCACAATAAGGAGTTCCAGCAGGATCTATTGTAATGGTATTGTCAAAATATTGAACTCTGTCAGTAAGAGAAGATCCTGAGGTTCTAGATACAGAAACAGTATTGGCATTGATTGCTGTTCTGAATATTGTAATTAAATCTTGAATAGCAGTATCAACTGCAGCATCAACTGTCATTGATGGATTTGTAACTTGAGTTTCTGTTGAGAAACCAGTAATATTAAAAGTAACGTTTTGAGCGATATCTCTCAATAAATCTTCAAGATTTTGAACAATTTCATCAGAAAGTCCTGCTTGACCAGCACCAACAAGATATGCATCAATTGCGTCGTTGGCAAACGTTAATGCAAGATCATATACTGCGTTATTTCCACCACCACTTAAATTTGTAATTATTGCATCAATTATAAGATCGACATCTGCTCTACATGCGGCAGGTCCTGTTGGGAAGAAGAATGTTGGATTTGCAAGCAACATTCTATCAATAGATTCATCAATTAAGAGTGTTCTATTCGCTTCAATAAGAGATGCTGTTTCGGCAAAAGATCCACCAAGAGGTGCTATAGTATCTACTACTTCATTTCTCATCACTTTAATCATTGCTGCCTTTGCTTCATCAAATGCAGTGATGGATTGTACTTCTTCAGCAGCAACGTGTCCTCCAGTTATATAAAGACTTGCACTATCATGGACATTTCCATTTCCACCAAATTCTAAGTTAAATGCAATAGATTCAATAACATCAACAATATCATCTTTACAACTTTGATCTCCAGTTGGAATAGAGAATGTTGGATACTGTGCAAGCATTTTGCCAACGGCAACATCGGCAATGAATAATTTATTTCTAAGAATTAGATCTGCTGCGTCAGAGAATCTGTCTGGCATTCTTCTTTCAGATGGTTCAACATTAAGATCTAAGAGTAAACCACTACCAGTTTCCGTTGTTATGCCACTTCCAAGTCTTGATATTCCAACTACTTCTAATGCTCCATAAGAAGGTGGTTGAACCTCAGAGAATGGGTTAGAGTAACCACTACCACCATCAATAATGTTGTATGATAGAGAACCTCCAGCACCGACAGTTGCAGTTATATTAGCATTATTTCCTGTATGAGAAGCAAATGTAATTCCAATAGATACTTCACCATAATATCCAGATCCTGGTGTTAAATCTGGGTAATAAGGGAATGCCTGTCCTCCACCTTCATATATGTGTGGGATAGTGCAGATTCCAATATTTGCAGTAAAAGATGTTGTGCTATCAACAGAAACAATTGGGAAAGTATTTCCTAAAGTTCCGTCAGGGAAGATCGTGGTAGTAACACCAACATGTTCTGCTGCACAGGAGAATTCTAAATTATCAAGATAAACATAATCACCTAAACCATTAAAATAATGATTTTGTTGAGTGGTTACTGTAAGAATACCAGTTACATTATCATATTGAGCAGTAACAATGCCAAGAGATTCTCCAATAGATGGAGAGTCTTTAACGCCAACAATAGTTCCACTTCCATTAATATCAAATGCTACCTTAGATCCAATTAGAGGTGCATAACCTAATCCAGAAGTAGATCCCAATGATATAATTACTCCACCTCTAGGTAAAGCATTTTGATTGACATCATAATCACTAACAATTAATTCATTAGATAAAGGACTCTTTATTCCCGTAAATGTAATATCACTTGTAGAATTTGTAGATTCTAATTCATAATTATTTCCATCATTATTTTCAGTAGTTGGTGTTTGGAATATTTCATTAATGAATAATATTCCACTTCCAGGTTCAATATAATCTACTTCCTGACCTTCATATGTAATGTCAAATGTTTGACCAATACCAGTAAATTTAGGAGATATATCATCATAGATTAAATTCTTAGAGTAATCATTTCTAAGAAATACTCTTCCACTAAATGTGGATTTTGTCAATGGAAGATTTCTACTATCTCTTTTATCATTATCTCCTACACCTTTAGGTGCTTCTAAGAAGAAAATCTTATCACCAACAATATTATAAGAACCATGATATACTCTTGCCTCAGATGAAGCAGCATGAGATGTTGCAGCAGATCCAACAACACCTCTATTAACTTCAATTAGATTAAAGTTTCCAATACCTGTAATTGGACCAGATGCTTGTGTTGCCAAACCAACATTTACAACTTTCATATATTCATCATCAACTTTCACAATATCTCTTGGATTTATAGAAGAGATTCCAGTTAAAGTGACGAATTCTCCAGTATCATTAACTGGTATGCCAAGTTCATAATTTATTTCTGTATAAAGAATTGGATACTGTGTAATATTATCAACTGCAATGAGTGATTTTTCATTTTTCTTCTTCATTTCAAACATATGATCATTTCCTTGACCATAATCCGTAAATGTAAATCCTATTCCGCTATTCTTTACACCAGTTAATTTAAAGGTATCAGCGTTAAATCTAATACAATAAACTCTAGATGGCATTTTATCTGTGGTTAATCCACAAGAATATGAACCAGTAATTGTCGTTGCTGTTCCTGCATTTGACATAGAAATGCCAAATCCAAGATTATCTGTGTAATATGTTGCAGTTCCTGAAGGGAAATTTGCATCTAGCGTAATCGAATCTACACCAATGCTAACAATAGATCCAACAGATATTCCATTACTTCCGAATACATTAGCACCAGTAGCAAATATACTAGTAACAGCAATTCCAGTAGCTGTAGTATTACCAGTTGAATTTGCAACAAAATATTGGAATGTTTGGCCAATAGAAACAATTGTACTACCAGAAGTAATTCCTTCACCTTCTAAGGTTTGCCCAACTTCTATTAAATTTTTATCAGTTGCATCCGTAAATGTTGTTGCAGATATTGTAGACACTCCAGTTATAACTGAACCAGTAAATATCGTACCTCCAACTTGTGTTGTCCCAATTCCAATTGGACTAGAACTAACTCCCGCATAAGTTGATCCTGGAGTATATAATAACTCTTCGCCAGGAGAGAAGAAGTGATCTTTAATTGTTATTAATCCAGTAGATTGATTAATGTTATCAGAACTTGGTGCTATAGATTTTGCAAAAATTGGAGTTTCATTATACTTTAAATCAAATTCCAATTGATCATTACCCAATCCATTTATAGAATTATATTTTGCTACTAAAACTTCCTCTTCTATTGTCCCATATTCCAAATCAACCTTTTCAGTTTCTCTATCTAACTCTCTATAAAGAATTTCACTGTAAGATGTAACATCATATCTACCAGAATCACCAGGTTCTGGATGGAACTTGAGAATAATATTCTGAGAATCTGTTGTCGCACTAAATGTACCTAATCCAGTTGTATTTCCTATTGAAACATAATATTTTGGAAGAGCATAAGTATCAGTTCCATCATATCCAACAAGAACTTGATGAATAGAAGTTTGATTATTATGATTAATTTTCAGAATGGATTTGAATGCAGAATCTAAATTTATATCAATAGAAACAATCTCTTCTGATGGATTAGTGGCATCAGTTGCAATAGCAACTACTTTATGTCTTGTTTCATAGCGTGCTGTTCTCTCAGAACCATCTGGTTGAGAATTTGGTTTAAATCTATAAGTAGTAATTCCTGCACTTTGTGTTGGTTCAAAATTGTAGGTCTTAGATTTTAATTCGACAGGATTATTTGAGTTATTCTCATAGGAAACATTTAAATATCCATTATTAATATTAGCTCCAAATGATCCAATTGGAATTCCTGATGTTCCACTTATCAATGCTACAGAATCAATAAAATATTCTGCTAGATATGCATCAGTTCCATCATGATCAATTGCAAGTTCAACAAAATTAATATCATTAGTAATCAAATCCCTAACAAATGCTTCAATCATCAATCCGTTAGTATTTTGATTCTGAATTGCCAAGAAACTAGTAGAAATTCCTGCCTCAATTTTTTCCGATTTTGTTGTTAGTTTTACTTTACCAACAGAAGTAGTGCCAATACCTGTTTGACTGGTATTATGATACCCTCTGATTGATTTAAAGGTGTAACTACTGTTTTCTGGGTCCTCAGGTTGTGATCTGAGGTACATAACACCTTGATCCATATTACCATTGTGTTCGATGAATGGTTCATGTGTGTTACCTATTTGTCCTCGATTGACTGTATAAGCATTCAACTTATCATTAAGAACAACGACATCATCTATTTGGAAATTAGTGTTACCAACTCCAATAGTTTGAATTAAGAATCTAGAATATCCAACATAATCTGGATAAATTGCTAAATTTTCATAAGTTTCTTGGTCGGAGTTTTTACTTGAAAACTTACCACTAATATCATCAATAGGAAGAACTCGATTAGTCTTACATTTAAAATAATCTGTTAGTTTTTTGTTTACGAATTTAATATCTCTGGTCTTTTCATCACTAATTGAAGAATCTAAAACTAAATCAAGTCCATTTCTTTGATCTACTCTTGCATCATTAATAAAATCAGCAATCAAAACAGTTTTTGATTGATTAACAACATCGACCGAAACACTATTTTCAATTTGAACATCTGCAAAGTTTTTAAGACCTGTTGGGTGTACAATGCGATTAACAGTGTCTGATATTTGATCGAAAGGAATAGAGCTTCTAATCGAATATGACAACGATTGATAATAATCATTATCTTCAATAACTTGTTGATCAAAACTCAGCAATCCAGTTTCATTATTCCAACCACCAACTTGTGATGCTGTTGCAGAAGTAACAAAATTTCCATCATTAAATGAGAAATTTTCTACTTTTGCGATAGAACCAGATTTTTCTCCTTTTATTTCAATATTATTTTGGATTGCACCTTTTCCTTTTAATTTTATATACGAACCAACATAATCATCAACAATATAATCACTCTTAAAGAATCCTGCACCATAATTTAATAAAATAGACTCATTTTCAAAAAATGTGCTATTTTCTTGAACTGCATTAAAGATTGGATATTCGTTCTTATTAATTATTATGGCAAAAGATTGAATTGCTGCAGCAACTCCCGGATCTTCTCCCACATCAAAAGTAACAACTGCTGGATTTGTAGGTTGATAATCTGTTACCTTAAAGAATTTGTGTCCATAATCTTCAGAGTTAAATCCTTTTCCACTAGTTTTTGCAATTCCTTCAACAAAGACTTCATCACCAGTAGCAAATGGTGGTGATGAAGTTGAGAATCCAAATATTGGTGTTGATAAAGTTGCAGTAACTAAACCTTCTGCAGTTGCTGTTAAAGATTTAATATTAATTCCATTGGTATTATTTACTGTAAATAATTCATGCTGAACACTAGCAAGTCCTTTCGCAGAAGAAATAATATCAACATCTGTAATAGATCCAGAACTTAGTGTTGCTTTAAATGCAACACCCTCAATAACATTTCTTGATGCAGAATCAACACATACAAAAGATGGTGGAGTGTAATAATTTCTTCCGCCAAATGTAATATCAACTCTTGTAATTTCTTGGTTGTCGATGACATTACATATCAGTGAGGATCTTCCTTGAGGTGCTAGTGTATAATCAGAGGGGTATACAATACCTTCATTTTTAATCTTAATATCATTAATTTTTCCAATGTTGGTGGTGTCTAATTGAATTTTTGCATTAATTCCATTAGTACTATCAAATCCAGTAAATTTTGGTAATTTTTCATATCCAATTCCTTCAAATACTGATTTTATTTCAGAAATACCTCCAACTGCACCTGTTGATGAAGTCGTATACTCTAGAGAACTAATTTCACTTGAAGCATATGAAATTCTTTCTGGTCTATTTTTAAGGACAATATTAAATGATGTTGGTCCCGAACTAATAACTGTATATCTTCCAGTATAATCACTCTCCTTTGTTTTTATCGAAGAATAACTTACAACATCTAAGTCTGAAGATATTACTTCCGTCCCTCTTCTCAAAGAATAGAATAATTCCGTATCTATTCCAGTAAGAGGTCTAATTGATACTATATTAGTTCCAATGCCAGCACCAGGAGTTCCAATTCTCTGAACATTAAATTGATTGGTAGATCCTGTAGAAACAAATTCATTAATAAATCTGTTGTCATAGAAAAATTCCAATTTTGAATTTTCCAAAGAAACATCACTTACATCAAAAACCAGCGTATCATTTTTAGTGACATTAATTGATGGGTTTATCAAACTAATAGATTGAGATCCTCCACCAGTAGATCCAAAACTTACCACAACTTGTGGATCTGCAATAGTATCTTTATATGTTTCAGAGAGACTAAATTTATCTTTATCTACACGAACAACATAATATTCACCTGTTGACAATCCAGTTATGGATGAATTGTTGCTATGATCATAGAATAATTTATCCCCAGTAGAATACTTATGATCTTGTAAAGTAATTCTATTAGTTAATGGATTTACTGCTTCAGATCCAAATCCAACTGTGCTTAGAAGAAGTTTATTATATTCAGTATTATACTTCACATTTACTGCTGTTTCAGTAAATGCAATTCCTACGTTTTGCTCAGAAATCAATTTAAGATCAACTATATCACCATTTATTAATCCATGGTCAGTTGACGTAGTAACAGTAGTTGATAAAACCTCTGCATCAACAATTGTTCTAGGTTTAAAGATTTCAAAGAAATATTCATAACTATCTGTACCATTATCATCAAAATACAATCCCTGATCTCTTCCAGGTGCAGTTGCCAATCCAATAAAGTCAATACCTTTATTAACAATATAAAAATCTTTTGTTAAATCTGATGATGCTGGAAAATACTCCGATGTATCAGTTTCCGAATCATACGCAAGTAATGGATTTGCAGCAGATGATGGTCTATGAAGTCTAACTCTTTGATTATCTTCAAATGGATGATTTGGTATAAAAATCGAAGATGTTTCTACAGAAACAGACTTACTTAATTCTCCAACAGAATAATTAACTTCTACACCAAGACCCGTGGTTCTTCCAACACCAACAGATTCTGTTGGATTGAAATATACTCTTCTATTAACATTAGATTCAAAATTTTCCGTGGATAATTTAATACTGAAAGATTCTGGCAAATAATCAACTTTAGATGTTTCGGTATGAATACCGCCAGCATTTCTATGTACTCTTAAAATTCTATTAGTATTAAATTTATTTAAAATTGACATTACTTCTGTGCCAATTTTTATAGAACTACCAATAGAAACATTGGATGGTATTTCTGCAACATAGATATCAGTTACTATTCCAACTGTTGTTGCTGGAATTTCTTTTACTAAGATAGAAGAGTACTTATTGACATTTATTTTATGGACACCACTCAAACCAGGAATAGATACTTCTTTTAGACTTCCATAATTTGCAATTTCAAATGTTGGTACTATGGTGACAGCATCTAAAGTAAATCTGTAGATTGCACCAGCATTATTAGCGTCTCCATCTTCCATGGGGGCACCTACAATAGCAACGTCAGCATCAACGGCAACAGCATATCCAAATCTATCAAATTCTCCAGCATTACTTGCTGTAACTTTTCTCTCATTAGTTCCATCTAAATTATAGATGTATGCTGAACCTGATGTACTTCCATCATCATCATCTCCCCATGCACCAACAATAATATAATTGCCAGATATATCAACAGAAGCTCCAAAACGATCTGTTGCAACTCCATCGCTTGCTTGAATTTTAACTTCACCTGTTCCATCCATATCGTAAACATAAACTGCACCTCTTTCATTTTCAACGCCAGGAGCACCAACAACAATCTTATTGGAACCAATTGCTAATGCCTCACCAAACTTGCGGTTCAGGGTGTTTGCAGTGTTGTCTGAAGCAATCACACTTACTTGATTTGTACCATCTTGATCATAGATGTATACAGTGCCAGTATTACTGGCAGTTTCATCTGCAAATGGAGCACCAATTGCAATTTTAGAGTGTCCTATGGCAACAGCACGTCCAAAAGTATCACTAGGATCAGAATCTGATGCTACAACTTTGACTTCACCTGTTCCATCCAAATTGTAGATATATGCAGACCCTGCACTACTGTTATCATTGAATGAACCAACTATAATTTTATTATCACCAACATCGACAGATCTTCCAAATTGATCATTTTCAGCAGCATCTGATGCTGTAATTTTAACTTGACCAGTTCCATCTAAATTGTAGACATATACTGAACCAGTAGCATTTCCACCATCATCATCATAAGAAGCACCAACAACTATTTTGTTGTTTCCTACCGCTACAGATATACCAAAAGAATCACCGGAAGCAAAATCAGTAGCACTAATAATTACTTCATTGCCACCATTCATATCATACGCATAAACTGCACCAACACTTGCATTGTTGGAAACAACAAGTGTACTATTACCAATTGCTACAGCACTTCCATACTTAGCATTAGAAAATCCATTAGAATATCTAATTGTAGTTTGTTGTGTTTGTGGATGAACAGGATCTTTTCTGGTTCCAAATAATGGAATTTCTGCAGGATTAGTGAAGAATGATGGTTGATATAGTGTAATAAAAGATTCATTATTCAAATCATGATAAGGTTGGACATACAAATCCAAAGTATCAAAAGATCTCTTAACTATTGTAGCACTTTCATATAGATCAGAAATTGTTGTAATATTATCAATAGTTTTACCTTTTACAGATTTAACTATGGCAGATGCACCAGATCCACCAGTTTCTGTATCGTCAACGTTTATTGTATCACCTACTTTGTATCCAGATCCAGAGTCAATAATGCTAAAACTTGTTACTCCACCTCTAGATGCCTCTTCAACAGTTGCACTTATAGATCCTTTATCGTATATAAAATCAACATAATCAGTTGAAGAGTACTCAGAACCTATTCTATATGGGAAAGTATTTCTTTGAATTTTTCCTGTAGAAAAATCATAATTTGTCTGATCAATATCAAAGACATCTTCATCAAATTTGGACTTGAAGAAATTGCCAATAAAATATGGGAATTGTGGAATGAATGAATTAATTACTTCTGGATTTGCTTCTATTGATCCATAATACGCATAAGTTCCATTTGGAAACTCTGGTGTTTTTGCATATCTACCATTGTAAATATCCAAATCTCCACTACCATCATAAACATAGTCCTCAACAAAGAATCCATCACCAAAATCAGCGGATACTGGTCTATTTTTAACTAAATCTGTACGTAACTTATAACCACTCTTCAAGAGAGAAACAGCACTGGAATCACTAGGATCTGTATATCCAAAAGGACCGTAAATTGGATTACCATCATAAGCCCAACCAATAATGGGGGAATGATCAGGTTTTTCCTCAGAACCGCGATTGTCGGATAGAGATTCTCTAATCGTATCATTATAACCAAGTACTGAATATAAAACCTCATCATCTTGGATAGTACCAAATGAATTTAAATATTCAGATCCAAATCTATTTAAAGCATTAACTCTCAATTTTCTAACGTTAAGATCTATATTAAATGCAGATCCAGGTGCTTTAACTGTAATTGTATCGTTTGCAGAATATCCTGCACCACTCTTGATGACAATTACATCTACTAACTTTCCACCAGAAATAACTGGATTTAGTTTTACACCTGTTCCAGTACTACTGTTTACAATTAAATCTGGTTTTGAGAAAAATTCACTACCTGTGGTTTCTACTACGACATCAATAATTCTTCCATTAATAATTACAGGTCTTACTGAACCATCTTTTCCTTGTTTTACAGTAACTGCTGGTCTATTATGATAGTTTAAAATAACAGAACCATAGTCACTACCTTCCTCATAAATGTAAGTATCAATAATAGATCCTCTTATTAAAGGTTTAGCAACTATAGTTCGACTTGTAGTTGCATATGAAACACCAATATCAACCTGGATGTCAGGATAATTAAACTTATGATATCCAGTTCCTGTAGAAGTAAATCTTACATAATCTCTTCTTTCATATTCCGTAGTGATGGTTCCATCAACACCAGCGTTTGCTAATTTAAATTCATTATCGTTTAATTTTAAAACATAATATTGATTGGTAGTAGATAATCCAGAAATAGGATCATCGGAAGTATACTTAATCAACTCACCATCTTCAAATCCATGATTTGTAAACTTGACTTTAGAATCTTGGGTAAAAACTCCTTCTGGTTTTACAATTAGATTTCTATTTGTATATCCAGATCCTTCTGATTCAACTTTTATATCAACCAACACATTTTTAAACTCAATAGTGCGGAATTTATGAATACCTCTATTTCCTGTGGTAGTAAATCCTATAGTATTAATCCCTGCTTTATAATCAGACTGGTTGCCATACAACTGAATTGTGTTTGAATTAAAAACTTTTGCGTAGTAAGAACCACCATCTAATAAAGTTTCTGATTGATCTGCATTACTACCATAGTAAGTTCCAATTCCAATTTCACTATTTCCATTTGCACTGTAAATAATTTCTTGACCATCTGTTAAGTTATGATCTGTTGCAAAAGTAATAGTTTCTGCAAGAACATTTAAACTATTTAAAGCATCAAACTCAAATTGACTTTGTTTTCTTTCAATGATGGGATCTAAAATACAACCAGATCCATTTCCACCAACGATGCGAACAAAGGAAACAGTATTAACTTCAACTTCTGGAGTATCTAATAAAATAGATTTGACAGATCCTTGAACAACTGGTGTAATGAATGAAGTTGCTCCTGTAGATACCTGTGGAGAAGATACACTTAAAATGGGTGCATCTATGACATCATAATCCGTTCCATTATTATAAATTGTTTTTCCTGATATTGGTCCATAGTAAATTTCATCAGTTCCCTTATAACTAATAATCTCAGTTCCATTAACTAACATACCAACAGGTTTTCCTGCTGTGGTTAATTCTTTTTGACCATTATTAGTATTTGGTTTTAATGTAATTTTTCTTAGAGATTTGCTAGATGTGATCTTTTTGCCATATTGTCTTAAAAGAGTTAAAGAATGTTTCCCAGAAGGATGATTTTGTGAAACACTTATTTCTATAAACTTATCTGTGTAAATAAATGATTTTGAAACATATAAACGGATACTATCTTCGGAAACTATTTTTATAAAATAATTTCTACCTGAAGTTAATCCAGTGATTGGACTTTCTTCATTTTCAGCAATATAAACTACTTCGTCTCCAGTAATAAATGGTAATGGTAATTGTATTTGTGGAAAAATAATACTGTTATTAACTACATTTACAGTATTAGCATTATTAATAAATCTACTGGCAAAGTCAGACTTAATTTCAAAATCTGGTAAAGAGTTTGTTGCTACATATGCATAGTCATCACCATCACTATAAACGTTTTGTATATTTGCAAGTAAATTTGGATATTTTAACTCTTCAGAACTTGAACTAGCATATTTTAATCTTCTCTTTACATCAACTAGTTTTGTATTTAAAGAAACTCCAGAAATATTTACATAACTCTCTAGTTTTAAACTGTAATTTGTAGCGTCAGCAATTCTACCAATACCATATACGGTATTGAGTTTTCTATCAACAATTTCTACTTCATCACCCCTTTTCATACTACTCTTATCGAGTAAATCTTTTGTAGTATGAGTGGTATTAGATTCGGACGACTCAATTTGATATCTTGAACTTGTATTGTATATCCACGAATTAAATAAGAGTTCCTTATATGTTTTGTTTAGTTGTGGATTTACAACATTATCACCCAGATTAATTACAGTAATACTTTCATCATCATTTGTTAGGGTTGTATCTTCTGGAAAATTTATTTCCGATAATATGTTAGAAACAGAAAATCTTACGATTTTAGTAGTATCACCATTTTCATATGCATAAACATATCTAGTTTCTCTAACAGAATCACTATCCAATATTTCATTATTAATACCAGAACAGTTTAAAAATTGATTTACAGTTTTTTCTGTATATGTAATCGTATTATCTCCGCACAAAATAGTTCCACTTTCTGGAAATCCAATAGTAGAATCTACACTTAATGTTTTGGAATCAATTGGAAAATTTCCAATAACTTTGGATGATGCTGTTATATTAAAAGTTCCGTTTATCAAACTTCTATCGTCATATCCTTCAAATAAAGAAATCTTATATGTAAATTTTCCTCTCTTCTTTACAATTTCTATTTCCGAAATTGGTCCATTTGCGGTTCCATCGGAACTTACTAAAGTTTGACCAATAATTAAATCTGGATTTAAACCTTCTAACAATTCTCCAAATATAACTTTTCTTCTAATGTAATCTGCAGAAGAAGGTTTAATTAACTGGTCTTCTAAATTTAAGATGCTTGGGGTTATACCATAAAGGACATTAAAAAGAATTCTAAAAGATTCTTCCGTACCTTTGGTTTTATAAAGACTTGATGATTCTTTAAGAAATGTTCCTACATTTAAACCATCTGTAAATTTTACATTTTCTAATTCTGGTGTTAAAAATCCTTTAATTTTTTTATAAAATTGCTTTAAAAATACATTACTTAAGTTTTCAACTACATCACCAGATTGATGTTGATCAATTTCTGTAGATTTGAATACTAACTCAGTACCATAATTACCTTCTTCATATGCTTCAATGCCACTGAATCCTCTTAGACATCCAGAAAAACTAGTTGCCGTTTTTTCTTTATAAGAAATAATTTCATTATTGATCTTTAATAGACCATATTCATCAGGAAATCCAAGAGTAGAATCAACATATATTTCTTCATCACCATAACTAACACTCTGTGTTAGACTATAAGTCCTGGAAAGATTATCCTCGGTAAGAATATCAAGATTCAAATACTGATCAAGGTTGTCCAGAATATCCGTAGGACCGCCTTGGAATTCCTGAGACAAATAATATTGAGTCAAAAATTCTACAAAGTTAGTATTTTCCTCTCCAATAAACCTAGGTAGTTGGTTTTGTATAATCTGACTTGTCTTTACTCTTACGTCAAACCCTTCGCTAAGCATATTACCTCGTTAATTTTCCGTTTGGATAACTGGATGATGTTGGGAATGTTAGACCCGATGTACTTTCACCAGAAGAAATAGTATCTTTCTTCATATTTATAGTAGGAACGCTATTGGATACATCAAAAACTACAAATAAATCTTTCAATCCAATTACATCGTTTGAATCAGGAAATGCCTGAATTTCAATGATATTATCTGCTTGTACTGTATTAGTAATTTTTATTGTATTCAGTATAACTTCTCCTTCAGTATAATCTACTGTTCCAACAGATTGACCTACAACAACAGCTTCTCTATTTGTAGTATCAAATCTAATCAATGATATTGTCCCCTTTCCAGAACCATCTAGAGAACCATCTTCATTCTTATTTGGAACGTCTGTTAAGAATACTGTTCCTGGTTGCCCTTCAACAGTAAATCCTGTACTTTTAATAGTCCCACCAAATGGGTTAATATAAAATCTATTACCAAAACATAACTCATACTGTGCAAATGCATTTATTGTTGCCTTTAAATCTCTTCTCATCCTAACTTTTGTTATATTGGATGTAATTGCATCATCCACTTTATCAATAACTTGACACAATTTACTATACTTAAATCTACCACCAAACTTGTTGAGATTTGTAGATTTTGCGTAGGATTCTAAAGAAGAAATAACTCTTCCTTGAAGTGATTGAATTGTTGATATCTTGGATGCATTAAAGTAGATTGAAGAATCGATTTCAACATAAAGTATTTTGAGATCTATAACTTCTTGATTAATTCCAATAATAGAATAATCTTTTAGTTTTGATTGAATTTGTAATTTAGAGAAGTCTGATAGGAACGTTCCATTTTTAGGTTTAATTGAAATGAAAACTTGACCAAACTTAGGTGGATTTAATTCTTCGCCTCCAATAACTGCTACAGATTCTGTATTGGGGTAAATTTGTTTAACAATGGTCTCATAGTCTCTGGTCGTAACTGCCCTGTTCTGAGCACTGTACTGCTTTGGAGCAAAGTATTTGATACTATCTAAGGACTCTACTTCTGTCCCGTTTCTAGAACTTTGTAGAGTGCTTACAAAGGTTGATTCTGTTGGAGTTATTGGTAAATTATTTGCTCCTTCAAATCTTCCTGTAAATGAGAATGATCTGACTCCATTTCCAGCATCACCATTAGTTACAATGTATGAAACCATCACGACAGCATTGTTATTTAATTTTTTGCCGAAATATCCATCACCAAAAATAATCTCATATTTCTCATCCTTTATTTCTTGTAAAAGGAAGATTTCAGAGGTTCCATCTACTTTGTTTATATTATCTACATACCTGTACTCTGCACCTCTACCAACCTCATTAGATTCACGAACATGTACTCTTACGGTAGATGTATCAATATTTGGATTATCTAGAATAAATCTCTGTTTGATAGAACTATCAACTGTGAAGTTCTTTTGTACAAAGATTCCTTCATAAATTTCAATCTCATCAAAAAATGCCTGCCTCTCTGTTGTTACATCAACATTAGATCCTGAAAGAGAAGTTGTATTAACAGTAATATCTTCTGGTATCGAAAAAGTATAAGAAGTTTCTGTCTCAGTTCCTATACAAACTAAACCTTCTTTTAATGTAAGAATAGAAGATGCTCCAAAAAAGTTGACATCAAAAGAAACCCTTGCTCTTGCTGCCGTTTTAGATCTGGGTACGTAACCAATGTTTCTTGCAAGAGAAACTACGTTTTCTCTCATGGTTGCAGAGTCTAAAAAAGACTCATTTGCAATCATGTTTGCATTAAATGCAGAAATATATGTATTATATGCCAGCGTATCAATTAAGACTGAGAAATTAGATCCTTCAAAGTCAAAATCGGTAAATTTGCTATTTGATCTTAGATAATCTTTAATCGATTGTTTTATCTGATCAAAATCTAAATTAGTGTACTGCGTAAAAGGCATTTTATCTTGTTGCCTCTAGTATGAAGTTTACGGTTTGTGATGGAATCTGCTGTCCTACAACATCAAAAATAATAGTTACATCTAAAGCGTTATTATTCTGATATGCATTAACTTCAACAACTACATTTTCAACTCTAGGTTCAAAATTTCTAATAGTTGTAGTTATTTGGTCTTGTATGGCAGCAGATATTCCTAGATCAAAATTTTCAAACAAAGAATCTCTAACAGTTGATCCAATAACAGAATTAAAAAATCTTTCTGATGGAATTGTCTCCACAAGGTTACGAACGGATCTTGAAATAGCAGATCCGTTCGTTAAAACTGTTAAATCTCTGGTGACTGGGTGAGGAATAAAGGACAAACTTATGTCCCTAAAGGATCTACTAGTCCTTTGTGTTGGCATTTAACAACAAATTATGATATTCAATTTTATTTATACCCTATTCTTGTAGATTTTTCTGTCCCTCCTTCTTATCATCGTGCATAATCTCTTGAATACACAATTCTTCGGCACAATCATTGGTTTTATGGGGTTGTGTCCAATAATCCGTAATCAAACCTTGTGTTCCCCACATCTTATACATGTAATCTTTGTCTCTATCCACTGGTGAATTTCCCATTTTGCTCCTGTTTCGTAAAAAACAGAACTTTTTGAGGGGTTACTATCCCTATTTTTATTTATTTTCGGTATTTTCGCTCTCTTCTTCGCGTTCTTTAGCAGTTTTCCAGTGATATTCATCCTCTCGACCCATTCCGAGGCGATCAAAACCATTTTCAACCGAGTAAAATTGAGTTGAAACCTTAAAATCGGGCATTTTAGGGTCGACAGGAGTCAAACTATTATCAAAAATACGTAATCTGTTGTTAGGATACAGTGCATATTGCCCATTTTCAAGTTCAATGAGGTTATGAGACTTATGTTCTGCTGGATTTTCGCTTGTA